TAAAAAAGATTTTATAGAATTAAATATAATATGTACATCCTCTTTAAACTTCCAATAAATTATTAATAGAGGTATAATAATAATCAGACTTTTCAAAAATATTACAATATTAATAAGTTCTAATAATTTATCCAATCGAATATATTTTATGAATGGAAGTGTCTTAATGTAGTTTATTACTCCCAGTAAACTATAGTCTTCTAATATGGATTTGAACATGGATTTACTTGAATCTTCGAACACCGGTTTTGATGTAAATATGTTTAGGTTATCGACATCAGTTTTGGCTTTAGCTTTGAATAACTTCGGAATCTTTAAGTCTCCGAATCCAGTATCATCAGTAAAAAAATCAATGACTTTATCAAGCCCTAACATTTTTTTGGGGGAGATAAGAAATGGGGCGTCTGACATCTTATATAATCTGCATAAAATATTCCGTATTATTTACAAATTGATATTATAGATTTTCCATAGCGGTTTTTTGACCATGACAATCCCTGCATAATGCTATAAGGTTGTCTACGTGGTTGCTACCACCATATTCTAATCTCGTTTTATGATCTACTTCAAACCATGCTGGTAATTGTTTCGCGCATGATCCACAATGCCAATTTTGACTAGCGGCCACGAACTTTTTTTTCGTTTCACTGACGGACCGCTTTGTACCTTTTTTACCAGATTGGGTTATACGTTCATACTGCGATAAATGCGGGCGTATTTGTGGCATAGTGGTTATTGGATAACCCACATCCGCGGTATTTGCAAAACTATTTTTAGAAGTAAAATCCAATATTGGCGATAGTATCATTGATGCGTTTTTATCAACCGGTAAATATTTCAAATAATCATTTGATGCTGAAACGATTTGTCTTGCTTGCATCGGATTTTTACGGAATAACCAATATAACATAAATGCACCGAAAGCTATACCGGCCATTTGATAATATTTTTTCCATGATAATACTTTTTTGAGATATGCTCCATCACTGTATATATTTGCCATTAAAAACGCGGCAATTCCGAATAAAACTATTTCAAATCTCATTATATAATAGCAAAATATTTTATGACACTTCTTATGCTGGTTCATCGCGACACGGTTCTCCTCGCGCTGGAGTTATCTCAACCCAAATAGTAATGACTAATAATAAATGTATATAGCTATTATGCATATTGCTATAAGGGCGAAATACAAATAATGTTTCTTTATATTGAGTTTTTCCGCTAAATATATAGGTTTTGGGGTATAATTTGATGCATATGCGTCTTCCGCTTCTTCGAATGTAATTTCTTCTTTTCCAAGCATTACATTTATTTTATTATGCACGAAATATCCCCATTTTATGAATGACGCGCGGTTATCTAAATAAGGCGATACAGGATACTTATCTAATATTCGACTAAATCTATCTCCCATTTCAGAATTGGGAATAAATAGTGGCAAGTTTTGTATGAAATCATAATATTTTCGTTTCGTCATAGCGTTTGGTATATCTGGATAGGAATGTGTTATAGTATGTAATACAAACCAATAGTGGGGTCCCCATATTAATGAATCGTAAAACATCGTAAATATAAAAACTATATAGAACCTAAGGATTATAATACCCTAGTTTGGTCGAATAATAAATTATGTATAGTGATATAACATGTAATAATTGTGGAAAACCCGGGCACCAATTATATCAGTGTAAAGTACCTATAACAAGTTTCGGTGTAATAGCATTTAGAATAGTTCCAGAGAGAAGAATTAGTGTAAGATACAGCGGATTATCCGGAGAAACTATAGATGAGGTTCCTAGCATAAATGGTATGCATATAAAACCCCCGCAATATGAATATTTAATGATACGTAGAAAAGATACTTTAGGATATATTGATTTTATTCGCGGAAAATATACTCTACATAATAAGAACTATATTATGAATATGATTACCCAAATGACAAAGGATGAAAAAACTAGATTGCGCACCAGCAATTTTACAGAATTATGGAAAAACTTATGGGGAGACGTACCAATTTTTCATCAATATAAATCAGAGGAAATTGGCTCGATGGAAAAGTTTAATACATTAAAATCCGGTGTTTTTATACAATCTAAATATTATACACTAGATAATTTGTTGGATGAGAGTAAATTGTACGAAGAATGGGATGAACCTGAATGGGGATTCCCAAAAGGCCGGCGCAATAGTCAAGAAAAGGACTATGATTGTGCAGTACGTGAGTTTTCCGAAGAAACCGGATATAATAGTAAAGTTTTGAAAAATATTCATAATATATTACCGTACGAAGAGACGTTCTCTGGTTCGAATTACAAATCATATAAACATAAATATTATTTGATGAATATTGATTATATGGATAGTCTACAGAAACATAAGTTCGAACATTCTGAAGTAAGTGATATTGGCTGGAAGACAATAAACGAATGTATAGCGTGTATACGACCATACAATTTAGAAAAAAAAACAATCATTTGTAAAATACATACATGTTTACTTCGTCATGCTATTTGCTCGGTATAAATCAATTCATATTGTCAGGTATTCCTCATTCAATTCTTTATATACGAATATTAAATGATATTTGATGAAAAATCTGCTTATCTTCGTAGGATAATGTGTATATACTATATAGTAATAGTATATACAATGAACAACATACCATCCGATAATATTCCATTGCCTACACAAGGAGAACCTCTCCCAGACAATGTCATAAACCCCGGGCCTTTCCCCATACGAAACTCTACGCTCGTACCGAGACCAGGAATTGCCCCTATAATTAAAAGAAAGAGAACATTGAAAACAAAAAATATAGTACCCGAGCCGGAGAAGACGAATACTCTATCATTGAACTTTCAACCGGAGGTAAATGTTAAACCACCCGATGTCATACCAAGCGTTGCGGAACCGGTTAAGGTACCAGATCCAAGTATAGTAGTAGTATCCGATAATGATTTATTCATACGAGGCAACACAATATTACCGGGACCCACTATTAAAATAAAAAAACCAATTAAACGAAACATAACTGTGAAAACCCCGCCCGTTGTTGTAGATACTTTGCTTGAGAAAGAACCTTTCATCCTGCGAAACTCCTCCGTCGTTTCTCCGGAGAAACTTCCAATTCCTACGCTCGTACCGAGCTCCGGAATTGCCACTATCGCACACCCTGTTCAAAATCAGCCAGATGTTATATCCGTTCCGATACCGGGAATATCTACAGCCCCGGGTCCTGCCATTAAAGTAAAGAAACCGCGAGGTCCGCGACTCACAAAAAAAGCAGATATACCGGACGAACCGGATACCGGCGTTATAAAACCAAAACGTGGGCGCAAAAAAACAGTCAAGTTTCAACCGGATCTCCCTCCCGGAGAACAACCAGTTATACCAGATGTACCGAAGAAACGAGTGGCCGCTGAACCGAATGAAAATATAGAGGAAAATAAAGAAAATGATATGATGTTAAAACGAGAACATAACGAATATGTCCTAAATGCATCCTCGAATGACGCCGAATACGATTTTTTATATCCACAACTAAATGACCCAAACTTTATTGTCAAATTATCAAAACATAAAGAGTTTTATGACACTCAATATGACGGTCAAGTACATCCTATCGAAAAACAGGCTCAAATATTGTGTAATAGTAGTTTTGAATTGATGCCCCATCAAATATTTGTAAAAAACTTTTTATCAATGCAAACGCCCTATAATAGTTTATTACTATATCATGGATTAGGGTCGGGAAAAACATGCAGTTCTATTGGTATAGCAGAAGAAATGCGGTCCTATATGAAACAACTCAATATCACAAAGCGTATATTGGTTATAGCATCACCAAATGTGCAAGCCAATTTCCGCGTACAATTGTTTGATGAAACCAAATTAGAGTATATTCAAGGGCGCGATAATGATGATGGATTCTGGAATATTAATTCATGCGTTGGCAATTCATTAATAAAAGAAATCAATCCTACCAATCTCAAAGGGTTATCTAGAGAACGGGTTGTTTCTTCTATAAAACGTATTATTAACAATTCCTATTTATTTATGGGATATATACAACTAACGAATTATATATTTAACGCCATCAAAAAGAGCGCGGATATAGAATCGTTAACTAAACAACAGCGTAAAAAACTGCTGATTAAACATATACGAGAATTATTCGATAACCGTCTCATTATTATTGATGAAGTACATAATATACGTATATCTGATGATAATAAAGAACGTAAAAAAACAGCGGTTCTCTTAATGAAAGTGGCTAAATATTCGCAAAATATGCGATTGTTGCTTTTGTCGGCAACCCCCATGTTCAATTCCTACCAAGAAATAGTATGGCTAGCGAATCTCATGAATATAAATGATAAACGCGCAACTATTAAAATATCGGATGTATTTGATAGCTCCGGGGAATGGAAACCGGCGAAAAAACAACCCGATGGGTCTTTATCTGGCGATGATAAACCATCTACGGATAAATCTCGAACACCTATGCTCGTTCCTCGCATTGTTCCGAGCTCCGGTGTTCTCGCTATGTCCGAAGATGGACGTTCTCTAATTATCCGAAAACTAACTGGATATATTTCCTATGTTCGCGGAGAGAACCCATATACATTCCCATATCGCGTATATCCATCTCAATTTGCAGAAACTACGAATGTTTTGTTGAAACAGCCATATCCATCCGCCCAAATGAATGGTTCTCCTATTTCCGAAGAAGACCGCATTCAACATATAGATATATTCACCACAAAATTATCGGCCAATTCAGTACAATACAAGGGATATATACGTATTTTAGAAGAAATGAAATCGAAATCGACAGATCAATATACAGTTACAGGTAAACTCCGTAAAATGCCGGCGTTTGATGATATGGAATCATTCGGATATACGACATTACAACTATTAATAGAATCCCTAAATATAGTATATCCACATCAACTTTTGGAGAACAAGTCGGACTCCGAGGATTATAGCGAAGAATCGAATGAAATAGCAAAAGTATTGGTTGGCGAAACTGGCCTTAGAAATACTATGAAGTTCGTAGAAGAAAGTCAAAATATGATGCAATTAAAATATAAGTTCTCGTATAAGCCCGAAATAAAAGAAAAAATATTCAGTCCCGCCAAAATATCAAAATATAGTGCTAAAATACATGAGATATGCAATTGTATAAGAAAAGGTACCGGGATTATTATTATATATTCCCAATATATTGACGGTGGATTGGTTCCTATGGCACTAGCGCTGGAATCCATGGGATTTTCGCGATTCGGGTCCACGCCAAATACCCCCAATTTATTTGAAACACCCCCTGCCGACCCGGTGGATTATAAAATGAAACCGCGTAAAAAAGACGCGCCATTCAATCAAGCGAAATATGTTATGATAACCGGCGATAAGGCATTTTCCCATAACAATGCGGGTGATATAAAGGTATTAACCCACGAAGATAATAAAGATGGTAAAAATATAAAGGTCGTATTACTTTCCCGCGCCGGGGCCGAAGGGCTGGATTTCAAAAATATCCGACAAGTACATATTATGGAACCGTGGTATAATATGAATCGCATTGAACAAATTATCGGTCGTGCAGTACGTAATTTAAGTCATTGCAAGTTGCCGTTTCCCCAACGTAATGTAGAAATATATTTACATGGAACCATTTTACCCGATAAAACTCCAGAGGAAAGTGTTGATTTGTATGTATATAGGTATGCTGAAAAGAAAGCAATACAAATTGGAGAAGTCACCCGAGTATTAAAATCTATATCCGTGGATTGCATATTAAATATTGGACAAACCAATTTTTCAGTGAAAAAGCTATTGGAAAACGCAGCCAATCAAAATATAACTATTGAACTTTCTAGATATAATCAAGAAATACCATTCCAAATTGGCGATAGACCATTTAGTGAAATGTGTGATTATATGGGCAATTGTGAATATACATGTTCTCCAATGACCACTATTACTAAAAAAGATATACGTAATGAGAACTATAACAATACGTTCGCTCAAACAAACCAAGCCCGTATTATTGCACGTATACGAGAATTGTTTCGCGACAAAATGCCGAATACCAATGAAAATGTACCTTATTTGAATCATGCATATTATGAACGAGAACATCTCATTAATGCTATATCAATTGTGAAACAATATCCGATTGAACAAATATATGGGGCTTTGTCTACTCTTATAAACAATAAAAATGAATATTTAATGGATGCATATGGGAGAACTGGTAGATTAATTGATAAATATGACGCAAATACCGATACTGCATATTATGTATTTCAACCAATCGAAATAACGGATGAGAATGCAAGTATATATGAGAGGACAACTCCTATTGAATATAAGCGAAATGCAATATCGGTGGAAATAGATAAATCCGATATAAAAATGGATATGGCTAAATTGCCCCGGGCCGTTATTCCGCCCGAACCGGTTGCCGAAGGCCCAGAAGGGCCCGGGGCGGTCAATGACCGCCCATCTCCCCCTAAATCCGAACGGTTTCCCGAAATTATGAGAACATTAGAAGAATGTTTTACTGGAACGCCGAATGCGGATCCCGACAAATCAACTACTGGGGTGTTTAATACCACTATTTTACGAAAAGGTCGCCAGGAATGGTATGAACATGCAGGTATGATATTTCATTACTCGAAACCGGAAAATCAATACCCGGAAAAGGTAAAGACAAAAGGGGAAGGTCGAAGTAAAGTGAAAAAAACGGACGTACAAATTGTATATCACGAATTGCCTATACAACAACTGCGCACCGAGTTTGGTATAACGGACGAAATGTTTGAGAAATACATTGTATTACACTTTGTTGAATCGCTTTTATTTCCGGATAAATTGGAAATTATTAAACATTTTTTCAATGAGAATAATGTTCCTGGTTCTCCAAGAGAACAACTCATATACACATATTTAGAAGAACGCATTGTTAAATCGGACGATACTAGAGGAATAATAACTATAAAAGAAGATACATTAGTATTACTCATGCAAAATACAGATACTGGCGAATGGACGGAAGGAGACCAAGAAGATTATTCTTTGATGGCTGGAGAACTTAGACAATTTCAATTACCTAGAACATCTACAAATATGTTCTCTCTAATAGGATTTATAACACCCTTTGTATCTAAAAAAACCAATGATAGAGAAATGGTATTCAAAGTAAAAGATATGACGGAAAAACGCAATAATATTGGTGCGAGAATCGATGATGCTGGAAAAGACAAGGTCATTAAATTGCTTAATACATTGATTGGTTCTCCTAAATATACCGACAAAAATACCGAGTTTGTACCCCAATTAGGAATATGTATTGCTATAGAGATTCTTATGCGATTATTTAGCGACCAGAATCGCAATGGGAAATATTACTATTTATCTCCAGAACATGCTATTTTGAGTGAAGTTATTAAAAAATCATTTTCATCTTAACCCTTTCAGGACCAAACCGATGGTAAACTGACAAAATTGTCAGTTTCCTACATATAAACTTTAAACTGCGGTCCTGAAAGGGTTAATATTTTATATCTCAAAAATAGAAAATTGAAAAGTATATAATTATATCACTAGATACATAAATATATACCTATTATATTATTACAATGGCAGAAAAGAAACCACAAACCGAGCAAAAGTTCTATGGAGTATATATTAAGTCTTTACTCAACACAAAGGTCGTATTATCTATTAGTGAAATAGGTCAAAACCTCAAACAAAATATCGAAAAAAAAATCGCCGCAAAAGTGGAAGGTAAATGCGGAATAGAGGGGTTCATACAGCCTAAATCAGTTAACGTCAAGACCTATTCAAATGGTATAATAAATATGGGGTTTGTTGAGTTTCAAGTGGTGTTTGAATGTATGATATGCAGTCCAGTCGAAGGTATGTTAATAGAATGTGTAGCAAAGACCATTACGAAAGCTGGTATTCACGCAGAAGTCATTGGTCGGGACGGGATTGTTCCTATCACTGCGCATATTGCACGCGACCACAACTATAACGATATTCGGTTTAATAACGTCAAAGAAAAAGATACAATCATGGTGAAGGTAATCGGTGTCCGGTACGAATTGAACGACCCATGCATTGATGTTATTGGCAAGGTAGTTGAAAAACGCGATAACCGTACAGAAAAACGTAAATCACTTGTTATTGGAGGTGAGTTAGAACATACCGAGCAATTTGTAGAAGAAATGAATTATTCATCGGACGACGAATGAAAAGCCAGAATAATTATATTCAAAATGATATAGATATATTATTCAAGACTTTATTATACCGTGTATTATAAAATAATATGTATTCATTGGAAGAATTAAAAAGTAAAATAGAATCTATGAGTAAACATCATCACATAGAGATTTTAAAAATATTGAAAAAAAACAATACCGTTACATTGAATGAAAATAAGAGTGGAGTGTATGTAAATATATCGTTTTTACCAAACCCAACAATTGATTCTATTACTGAATACGTGAAATATATTGAAGAACAAGAAGCCACGCTGTCTTCTTTGGAAATACAAAAGGAGGACTGTAAAAATACATTTTTTATTGAAAAAGGAGATAAAGAGGAAACGCTATTATATAATAAATAACCGCAATATAACTATGTCATCTAGCTTGTATCAAACTTTTTATACGAATAATAAGTTTGATGATCCGACTACTATAGATAATCTTACTAAATGGATGATATTTAAGACATCTACGGCGAATAATCGACCCCAAAAAGACGAGACGCCATTGTGTATCAGTAGCGAAGAGACCGTCGATATAAAATCGTGTACACCATCTTTCATCCTGCGAAACTCCTTCGTCGTTTCTTCGGAGAAACTTCCAATTCCTATGCTCGTTCCTCGCATTGTTCCGAGCTCAGGAATTGCCACTATGCATGTATTACCCGATGATTTACATACTCGTTCCGACATCCGTAATAATGGTCCCAAACACAATTTATATATACCAAACCGGCCGAATACATTGTTTTGGTCATTGTACATAGCGTATTACGGAGAAGCCGCCTATTTAGCAATCGGTAATAAATATGGAAATGCGGAAATTGCCGAAAAACAAAAAATAATGGAGTTTCTAAAGCCCAATAAAAAAATATTAAAAACAATCAATAAAAAAATAACAATTGGAAATACTCAAGAAATTATGTCCGATTTGATGACAAATATGAAGACGTCTCTACTTAGTGTAGTCGCATTTGCCGCTTATTACAAACGTAATATTCTATTGCTAAATACTATCAATAAAACATGTCTTGAACATGTATATAGCACAGATATTATCACACCTTGGATTGTAATCAAATATACCGAAGCGAAAAAATATGGAGTATTGTTAGGAGATGATATATATGACATATCCCCCTTTTTATCAGATCAATACATATATATAGAAACGTATGACAAGCCATTGAAGGGTATATCTACCTACAAAATGAGTCAATTGTTAGAAATCGCAGCTAAAATACCGGAACCGACTCAGACACCCCCTGATTTGAGCGTTCCGACCTCCGGCGTACTCGCTAAATCACCACATAAAAATACTACGGTATTAAAGTCGGAATTGTACGGAAAAATATGGCATTACTGCCTATGGTTATAGCGAGAACGCCGGAGCTCGGAACAATGCGAGGAACGAGCATAGGGACGATCACGTCGCGATGTTAGCGTAGGTGTTCGATGTTTATCCGGATATGATATATCATCGCAGGATAAAGTGGCAATTCCGGAGCTCTGGACGGGGACATCGCGATGTAATAGCGTAGGAGAACAATGTAGCGAGGAATCGAGCGTAGATGTTCGACTGCCTGCCTACATCACGAATGGAAGTTTCTCCGGAGAAACGAGAAAATCATTTTTACTTGATTGGATATTGAAAATGATTTATATAAAATTGAAAGAAACGTAGAGAAATAATATGTAAAAATACTATATACCACTTTTATTATGCAAGCACCGAATGAACCCAAAATATATTATCCGGTGAGTCCGACATTTCCACCACAGAACAATCCCGTAATATATGCTCCGGTGAGTCCGTCATTTTCACCACCGACTGCAATCGAAAATCCAGTCGTAGAAAAAGAAAAATTAGAATCGAAATTATCCCCTAAAACTCCACAGGGTTCTGCACTAAAAGAAGCAAAGGTTGATAGTGCAAAATTGTTCGAAGATATCGTTGCTACATATTTAGCAAGTAATCCAGTTTCGAGCTCTGGTGGAAAAACGAGCGAGATTGAAATCGCATTCGGAACAAACCCCAAAAAAGGTCGGTCTATTTCTAAAATAGACTATGACAATGTAGTAAAACAATTTATGGCTGCCGGATTTACTACAAGCGACCCAGAAGGGCTTCATATGCTACGTATCCATAATGAATATTACGATGTGCGTACAAATAAAACGAAAATGTCAAATATCCGCACAGAACTGGTGGGAATCAATATGATTCAAGAATATTGCAAAACAAATAGTATTCAAAAATTACTAGATATGCCAAATAACATATATGGCGCAGATAATAAAATAAAGTTTACACAGAAATCGATTGCGCAGAAAGATAATAAAGAACCCATATTTCCAGTGGATTTTCCAGATTTTAACTTCCGATGCTCTTTTAAAAAAGAACAAGACTATTGGAAAGATTCCAATGTAGGAAAAAACATCATCCGCGATTGGGTCAATCAAAAGAAAACATTTCGCTATATGAATCGTGTGCAATTTCAACATCCTATCCTACCATTCTTCCTCGACATAAGTATTCTCAAATCATCCAAAAAAACGGGCAAAGTTCCTATACCAATGTATACCATCCAAGAAGCCGGGGTTTTTGAAAATCAAGAATCCTATGAAATAGAATTGGAGGTCAATAATAAAAAGGTTGGTCTAGGTACAGAGTATAATACGCCGGCTAAATTGCTAGAAGCATTGCGCAAAGGCATTCGTATTGCACTAAGTGGAATACAAGGAACGAATTATCCAGTATCCTATTCTGAACAAGACGCCGTTCTCCTCGATTATATGAAATTATTACACGGTCCCGAGTTTGAAATGCGATACATACGTTCCAATGACTTTTGCGGACCATCCTCTATTACATTGCAACTCAAAAACATTATGACGTCGTCAGATAGAAATGTACCTACTATATTGCAGAATTATTGTGTAACGGATAAAGCGGACGGGTCTAGATGCTTATTGTATATCAGTACAAACGGACGCATATATATGATTGATGGTAATATGAATGTGATATTCACCGGAGCGCATACAGAAGAAAAAACATTGCACAACAGTCTATTAGATGGAGAACATATTAAATATGATAAAAAGGGAGATTATATAAACCTATATGCGGCATTTGATATATATTATGTGCAAGGTAAAAGTATCCGAGAATACGCATTTGAACGAGATGAAATGGATACTGTATCGTCTGATAATAAGTTTCGACGCCCATTGTTAAGCAGAGCTATATCTCTGATAAACCCTAAATCTATTGTTAAATCTGCCTCCACCGGAAAGAGTGATGATAAATGCGGGTTCTCCATAAAGTGCAAGCAATTCCAAATCGCCAGCACCAGTCGAACTATTTTCGAAGGATGTTCCACTATATTATCGGATATAGACCAAGGATTATACGAATATAACACGGATGGGCTTATATTTACACCAATCAATACGGGGGTTGCGAGCCGAACGGCGGGCACCGCCGGAAATCTACAAAAACCATTATGGGAACAATCCTTCAAATGGAAGCCATCGGAGTTCAATACGATTGATTTCTTAGTCCGAATCAAAAAAGACAAAAATGGGCAAGATGAAATACATAATATTTTCCAAGACGGGAAGAATCTGGTTAATATTACCACTATAAAGCAATATAAAACACTTATTTTATGTTGCGGTTTCGACAAAGAAAATCATAGATATATCAATCCATTCGAATCGATGATAACCGACAATTTGCCGAATATCAAATATGACAATGAGGAAAAATACACACCAGTACCATTCCGTCCTACAAATCCATATGATGAAAATGCGTGCTATTGCAACGTAGAACTAAAATTGGGAAATCTACATACAGAAGAACATGAAATATTTGGAGAACATATGATTGTCGAGTTTCGCTACGATAATAGTTTGACTGGCAGCTGGAAATGGGTTCCGCTACGCGTTCGGTACGACAAAACAATCGAACTTCAAAATGGATCGAAAAATTACGGTAATGCCTATCATGTAGCCAACAATAATTGGCATTCCATACATGATCCTATAACAAAAGATATGATTATGACTGGATTGGGTATACCTGAAAATCTGGAGGATGATGGTGTCTATTATAATCGCGATAGTAGTACATTCAATACAGACGGACTCAGAGACTTTCACAATCTATATGTCAAGAAAAAACTGATTTTGAGTGTATCTCAAAGAAAAGATACATTGATTGACTATGCAGTAGGAAAAGCCGGAGATTTACCTAAATGGATAAGAGCCAATCTAGGATTTGTATTTGGTATAGATAAATCCGCTCCCAATATATTCGATCCAATGGACGGAGCCTGTGCTAGGTATATAAAATCGGCTAAAGAACATACGCGAGATTATCCAAAAGCATTGTTCCTACCGGGAAATAGTGGAAATAATATACGGTCGGGCAAAGCATTCATTTCTGAAAAAGAAAAACAAATCGCTAGAGCTATTTTCGGAAATGGACCAAAAGACCGTCAAGTTCTCAAAGAAGCCGTGTATAAACAATACGGAGTTGCCCAAGAAGGATTCAATATATCATCCTGTCAATTTGCCCTTCACTATTTCTTTGAAAATAACGTCATGTTTCACGAGTTTCTCCGCAATTTAGCAGAATGTACTGTAATAGGAGGATATTTCATAGGAACGTGCTATGACGGTAAGACAGTATTTAAAAGACTGCAGAAAAAGATAAAAGGCGAGGGTATTGCTATTATGAGACATGACCGTAAAGTATTTGAAATAACGAAAATGTATGATGAAACTGGATTCCCGGATGACGAAACTAGTATTGGTTATATGATCCACGTATTTCAAGATTCCATTAATAAAACGTTCCCTGAATATTTAGTCAACTTTGATTATTTAGTGCAAATGTTGAGTAATTATGGGTTTGCACTAGTAAAAAAAGAAGAGGCTATCTCCATTGGTATGCCAAACGGAAGTGGATTATTTAGCGAATTATTTAACGAAATGGAATCGGAATTGAAACAAAATCCTAGGAAAGAACCGGATTATAAAAGAGCACCGCATATGAGTGTGGATGAAAAATGGATTTCATTCATGAATCGGTATTTCGTGTTCAAAAAAACACACAACGTGGATGCCGAGAGAATATATAAACAATTCGTCTCTAAAAAAATGCTTAGTGATTTAGAAAAACAAACCGACGAGTATGAAGATGAACTAGAATTGGCGAATAAAGCCGCCAAAGAAGCGAAAGAAACCAAAAAACCAAAAATACGAAAACTCACTAAAAAATTGGTTATAGATAAATATTCACCAGTATTGGAGTCTTCGGAGGGAGAAGTTCCCCCCCCAAATCTGGAAAAAATAGCGGATGAAATTAATGCGGTAATACTTCCACCAGCACTATCCGCCACCGCCCCATATAAAGAAATAGTGGCAATTCAACCACCTGTTGCAGTAGAGCCCGCAAAAGCCCCAAAGCCAAAAATAACGATAGGTAAAACTGTAAAAATAGTCAAAAAAGTCAAAAAATCAGATACATAAATGAATATTACACATTTTCATCCGCCGCAAGAACATATTTAGAAATATATTTCTTTAAAAGTTCATCCGCTATCTCATCTTTTAGACCATTCTCGAGCTCATCTACCATGGGTTTTCTTCCATATATAACCATATAATTAGCGACAAAATCGTCCATTTTTTTATTTTCCATTTTTACTTTATTTGCGACCTCTATAAAAGATTTAGAAATAGTTGCCTTTACTTCCGCTTTTTGCTGTTCTTTTTGCCGCTCTGTTATTTCTTTTTTACGGATTTCTTCGGCACGTTTATAGATATATAGTTCTCTATCTTTTGTGTCCATGTAATCACTACTGGGTACATCTGAAAAATCAAGAGATGTTTTTAAAATATCCTTGTTTCTGTCATACAATGTTTCTCTGGCCGACGATATACTATCGCATATATCTGGTTTCTTTAGTATCTCAAACTTTTTGCGCTGATCTGTACCTTCTTTACCGGGTAAACTTTTCTTAAACTCTGCTAATACATTTAGTGGAATAGATGGCGATGTCTCCATTAATCTGTCATATTCTTGTCTATTGTGTTTTAAAAAATGCCCGCAATCCATTCGTTCTAAAGGTGATTTAGCCAATTCAATGCGAATATTTCTAGCATATTTATCCCAAGCAATCGCCGCAACCCGGTGTGATTCATTTAGCTCCGATATTTTTAAATATTGTTGTATTGTTGTTAATATACCAATACAAATATTAATAGAACCTATAACCATAGGCGCGTATACTTGATAATGGATTGGCAAACTAGTCTGTGCAAAAGACGCTGTCCCGGTTATAGTAGATAATACTATAGCTGGTATAGTAAACCATGCATGTCTATTTGAATATTTTTGATGGGCTCTCGTATTTAACCATTTATAACATTGCGCCACATCGCACCATTCTATCATAATATTTTCATTTTCCACCGTCCAATCCAAGGGGCTCGTTGTAGATGTAGTATTTGCACTAGATTCTGTTTTTTCTTCGTCTTCGTTTTTATGATCTTTTGCCATTAATAGTATATCATAAATGCAGATATTTTATATTACCTGCAATGATAAACCATATCCGGATAATCGGAGAACGCCTATGCGCGCTCATCACCACCATGTTCTCTCAATTCTATTGATATATTAGCATCAACCCATGACAAACTATCTTTATCCTGCGATGATATATCATCTCCGGATAAACCTCGAATACCTACGCTATTACATCGCGATGTGCTCGTTCCTATGCTCGTTCCTCGCATTGTTCCGAGCTCCGGCGTTCTCGCTATACCTATGGGTTCATATGGTTGCATATCGCCGACAATCTCTGACGACGCCTTATTGCTCAAACAGGTGCCATTCGATGGAGATGTTGGTGGTGTTAAAATGACATCTTTGATAATTTGTATATTATCTATAAAGGATGTGTTTTTTGCATGTGTAATAATATTTTCCGATACATCTTGATGAAACCGATTCATGCGAATAGTCAACTTTTCAAAATATTTCATTTGCGTAGAATGAAAAAACTCAATATAGCTTATATATAAATACAATTGTTCTCGTATCAATATATTTTCATATTCTAACGTATGAATGAAATTGGAAATGGACATATTAATATTATTTGCATTTGAATAATCGGCTATTATTTTTTGTTTGGCATTGTAATACATATATAACTCATTAATTATTTCGAGTATAGAAGTATGTACATCTGTTATATTTTCAACGGAATATTCTTTTAATTGTTCTAAATCTTTGTATATTGGATATTTTTTATTTTCTAAAATAGATGGTAGATGTATATTTCTCTCCTTCAATTGCATAATGATAATATTATATAGTTTATAGTATTCGCCATACATTCTATTATTTAAAATGGTAATAAACTTTGCCAAATCTTCCATTTCTTGATGTAAAATACGATATTGGAAATAAAACGAATCCAAACAAAATAAAAATATTTTCTTATTATTATCTTTAATGAGCGTGTTATATGTATTTTTTAATTTGAGTATTTCTTCTTCGATTTCATGTCTTTTTGTAAAAATATCTTTGTCTAGCTCAACTATGGTCGAGAACGTTGATTGCATCACATTAATATTCAGTTCATGTATATACGACATTACTATATATTTATGACCGACAATAAATTATATAAGATTTTACACAATACACAAATACCACAGAACCCATGTAGTTAGCTTAGCGTACAGTAAAAAAGGGGGAAATCCTTTTTTGTTATAATTAATATTTTACAAAGTGGGCATATAAATATGTATGTTGCATATAATAAAGGTCATGTAATTGATATTTTGTAATTGATATTTTTGTAGACGTTTGGAATATGATTCGCGCGGTTATTCGGTATTGAGAATCCAATGGGGAGCAACAGAGAGATCGTTGCAGATATTGGCAATCTCGTCATTTTGGGCTTCATCTTCATCATCGGTATTGAGAATCCAATGAGGAGCAACAGAGAGATCGTTGCAGATATTGGCAATCTCGTCATTTTGGGCTTCATCTTCATCATCGGTATTGAGAATCCAATGAGGAGCAACAGAGAGATCGTTGCAGATATTGGCAATCTCGGCAAAGTCTTGTCTCATTGCAAGAGCGAAATCTTGACTTTGGGTTGCGTACTCTTCATATGTAAGACAATCAGGACCAACTGTAGGCATATTGGAAACGGAACCCTCTGCAAACTCTTTGGCTACCATGAGAGCGAACTGTTCGCTGCGAGTAGAGTACTCTTCATATGTAAGACAATCCGGGCCAATTGTAGACATAATGGAAATAGTAAACTCGGAAAAGAAGGCAGACATTTTATTAGCGGATATTCTTAGCGGATTATTAGCGTTGTTTTAGGCGAGGGATTTTAATCAATGAATGTAAATTGTCATATACTGAATATAAAAAAAGTATTTCAATTTTCTGAAATGCTACAAATAATAATTATGCGTATTATAATATAAATATATACATAAATAATAATATATAATAGGTATGCCGTCAAAGAATAAAAAAACAAAACTCGCAAATAATCCTCCACCTAAAGAACTTATAAAAGTTCCCGAAGATTTTGCGAATCTATTGGTTGACTTCACAAAAGATTTATCTATAACCTTTCCTGAATATAGTCATCTATGGATGAAATGGACAACTTTAGATATGCCAGAAATAGAGGTTAGACATGTATTCGAATATTGTATATCTATATTACCTGAGAGATTTTTCGATATTTTATATCAAAATGAAGATATTTTTAAACCCGATAGTACAACAAACACATTTTTTTTACCAGGCATAGACTTTAAAATACTATATAATTGCACAAATGTTAGTACTACTATACATCAAACTATATGGAAATATTTACAGGTGTTGTTATTGTCGGCCATTGGATCGGTAAAAGATAAATCCAATTTCGGAGACGCAATGAATATGTTCGATGGTGTATCGGAGGAAGACTTGCAAGATAAACTCAAAGAAACTATAGATGGTTTAGGGTCTTTTTTTAAAGCATCGGGATTAGATTCCGACGATGATGGCGAAGCGCCTGAAGGTGTACCATTAAATACATCAGAAGAAAGTGGTCATGCAAATGATATGCCCGATTTTGACGCTTTTTCCAAATCATTCAATTTTGAAAATATGTCCGGGAGTGCGGAAGACTTGCATGGGCATTTGAAAAATCTGTTTGACGGTAAAATAGGTTCTTTAGCGAAAGAAATGGCCGAAGAAATTGCTAAAGATTTAGGAAGTTTATTAGGCGAAGATGGAGAACAAATAACTAGTACACAAGATTTCCTAAAAAAAATGATACGTAATCCTAAAAAATTAATGGAACTTATGAAGTCCGTATCATCTAGGTTGAGTGATAAAATGAAAAGTGGTGATATATCGCAAGAAGAATTGATGAAAGAAGCAAGTGAATGGATGGGTAAAATGAAGGGTATGGGTGGAGCTGACCAATTCGGAGAAGTATTCAAAAATCTAGCAAAAAATATGGCGGGTGGAGGTAAAAATAGCAAATTAGATATGAACGCTATGAATAGAATGTTCAGCAAAAATGCGAGAAAAGAGCGTATGGTTGAAAAATTGGAAAAATTAAAAGAAGCCAAGTTGCAAGCAACCGAAAACCCAAATAACTATGTATTTAGAATGGAAGGGCAAGAAACGCAGGAAAAGTCCTCCGCTAAACAGGATGTAGATGAAATTATGAAAGACCTCAATTTAGAAAATGATGCGGTTATGAATGCTTCACAAACGAAACCTGCAAATAAAAAGAAAAAGCGAGAACGCCGGAGCTCGGAACGATCGTAGGTGTTCGAGGTTTATCCTGCGATGATATATCATCGCAGGATAAAGAGTAAGAAATAACAACATCGCTGGATAATAATACCATAATATATATATATACAATGATTTCTAAGTTTATTGATGTTCCCATTTTCATAGTGAGTTTGGTAGCAGGATTACTAATAATGTATTATACTATGCCCGATTTACGAAAAATATACGTATATCCGACTCCTGATAATGTAGATTTATTACAATATAAAGATAAAGCCGGAAATTGTTTTTCCTATAAAGAACGTGAAGTATCATGTCCGACAAATCCTAGTAAAATATCAAAAATACCAGTGCAAGCATAAATTATCTACAAAAAAGTTATTATCATGAGTTGATTTATCGTTGTGTGATAATTTTAGATATATAATATATAAAATGTATTTGGAAAGATTATTAAATAGTAAAATGGGTAAGGTTGCGCTGTCTATTATTTTAGGGTTTGGTTTAGCAACATTATTTCGAAAAGTATGTACAGATAAAAATTGTATTGTATTTAACGGTCCAGTAATTTCAGAAACTGATATATACAAACATGATGATAAATGCTTGCAATATACAATGGAATCTACATCATGCGATACCCAAAAAAAGATGATTGATATAGAAAAACGAACGGATATTAAACCGCCTAAAAAGTTTGGTATTTTTTAAAAACTCTGGAGCACAGCGCGATGTAATATCGGGAGTGTTCGACTTTATCCTGCGATGATATATCATCTCCGGATAAACCTTGAACACCTACGCTAACATCGCGATGTGCTCGTCCCTATGCTCGTTCCTCGCATTGTTCCTCGCATTGTTCCTCGCATTGTTCCTCGCATTGTTCCTCGCACTGTTCCTCGCATTGTTCCTCGCATTGTTCCGAGCTCCGGCGTTCTCGCTATCGTAATCGGAAACATTGGCAATCGACGAATAATAATTATACAATTTAATAAAATTATATAATTCGTTAAACTACTATATCTTTAGCCATAATCTAATATATAATATGTCGGATAAACTATCCACTACTCGAATCTCGGATTTACCCGAAAATATAACTATGCAAATGGGAGGACCAGTCCAACCGCAACAATATATGCAACAACCTATTAATACTAGACAGCCTATAGACATGGCTGATGCAGAAAAAAACTTGACATACAGTCAAATGAACGTTCATCCAAATCCATATGGAAATCAAGCCCAAGCCCAAGCTATGGCTATGTCCGTACCTCAACCACCGCAACTACAGCAACAATCTATGCAGGGGAATGGATACTTACCACCATCCTATCAAATGCAACAACAGGATGCACCTCAATACAAATTGCCATCTCGCGATATACCACGTAATACAGATGGTTATATGCAAGATATAGAAATAACACCTAATTATATTCCAGCCCCCAAACTTACGTCCGATTATATCCGTGATTTTCAAGAAGATGAAGAGAAAACCATTAAGTCCCATAAACAAAAGAAACACAGAGAACGTCTCATTGATACGGTATTGACCGAAGTTCAAATGCCATTTTTTATTGGTATCCTTTTTTTCATATTTCAAATGCCGTTAATAGATGTACTTATTTTTAAACGGTTCTCATTTATGCGTATATATAACGAAGACGGTAATTTCAATTTTTATGGGTTATTTATTAAGAGTATTTTATTTGGATTTAGCTATACCATTTTAACGAAAGGGTTAGAAATAATGAGTTCATTATAGTGGCAATTCCGGTGCTCGGAACGAGCGTAGGAATTGGAAGTTTCTCCGGAGAAACAATGCGAGGCACAATGCGAGGCACAATGCGAGGCACAATGCGAGGCACGAGCATAGGAGTTTCGCAGGATGAAAAGTATCACCTCATCAAATGCGAATACTCCCGCTAAAGAATTGGTTAAATCTATTTTTTGTTGATTTTGAATTTGACTTAGATTTTGATTTTCGTTTTCTACGCGTATTTTTATTGGAGCGTTTCTCATGTGCCGGGTTATAATCACCATTGTTTATTCCTTGTTCTTCTTGTTTAGAAAGCCCCGGGGTATATTTTAGAAACCACATATCATATTCACGCGTTCCTAGTTTATCTGCTAATTTTTTATACATTTCGGTTTTCACAGCACGTATCGTCTCTAATGTCTCCTGTTTTCCATAACAATTCATAGTGAACCGTTTTAATAGTCCAGTTTGTTCAAGGCGATTTTTCTCTTCTACATTAAACAAAAATTGTGCCATACATAGAATACGATCCTTGTTGAAATACGGCTTGTCCGTGTAAATAAACGCTAAATAAAAGCTCAAAATAGTATCAATTGTCGCAACATTTATTTTTTTGTCCTTAATCGAAATTGTATTATAACTATGACACGCAATTGGTTTAAATATAAATGCAATAGTATCTTTTCCTACTAATACCTCTATTCTTTCTGGTATAAGTTCTCCAATAGCATCATGATGAACTTGTTTTACATTTTTAAATCCGGACTCCATCAACTGTTCCGATAATATAAGTGCAGTTGTCTCTGGATCCTCTGACAAAACGTCAAAATCCGGTATATTTTTAATATATTTATAATTGTTATCTGACATATATTGAGAGTACAGTGCACTGCCATATCCGCCAAAAAAGACCGCGCCTTGTTCTATTAGAGAATCGCGGGTTAAAAAATACAAATGGTCATTGTTTGGAGAGTCCTCGTCCATATCTCTTTGGAAATCAATTGTATTACACTCTATATCGGGTTTTAATGGATAATGCTTGTTTAATAATGTGAGACGTTTAAATACTTTTTCCCATCTAGATACATCCCCTTGTGGTCTAGACAATTCTAAATACATACTCATACGCAAATAATTGGGGGGAGCATATCTTATTCCGGCGCGAACAATGGCTTCTTTTTGTAAAGAACGATATATCTCATCATCTAAAAATGTTATATCGGCAACGGGAATAAAATTGACAAATACTTTAAATGTTCCATGATGCATACCCGCTTTTGCTTCAACCTCTTTGTATCCATTCTTAAAATAAATATCAGCGAGTTCCTTAGCATCGTCTAACGCACGATTGGAAAAAAAGTCATAATCTGGTATTTCAACGTCTCGATTATAAAATTGTGCATATTTAGGCAAAATATTGTTTATAGCAGTACCGCCATAACAAATACATTTTTTACTTACTAAAAACTTTTCCAGTATTTTTATTATGGCTTTAACGTCTTCGCTATTTGCAATTTTTTCACCTAATATAGATTCGTTTGCATCAACTGCATGACGTAATATCGCCAATTCACAGTCTTGGAATGTCATTGTATTGTCGCATTCTTTATTATTGTATTTGTTTTTAGAATTCTGTGTCATATATTATATTCATACATATTCTCTTGAATTATTTCGTACGATGATTTGAGTTATAAAGGTCCTAATTTTATTTTTTTGCTTGCGAGTGATTTTTCCGTATTGTCTAAATATGATATTGCATATGCCATTGGAATAATGGCCGATCTATGTTCATTGAATAATTTTTCATATATATGCAGTTCATCATTTTTAGTATAAAATGGAAATAATGTTATTTGAACTCCATAATTTACAACCATGTCTATAATACTGGGGGGAGGATATCTTTCTAATATTTCCGGCATAACGATTTTTTCGGTAGTAATATTTGTGGTTTGAAAATCATCCATTATTACCGGGGGACTTCTAATACTATTTTTTATTTTACCATAATCATATGTTTGAAATGTACTACCTCCCGTTTCTCCATTAATTAGATTAACTAAAGCCTGACTATTATATGAATATTGCGGATTATTTGTTTTATCCATTAAAAACAACGCCCTTCTTTTAAATCGACCATTTATCGTAGTATTATTTTCAAGTAATAATGCATTTCCGTTATTATTCAACACTCGCATTTCCTTTGGAAAAACACTTTCTATGCATCTCGCTATAGAATTATATACTAAGTTATCTTTATCCGGTATTACACGCATATGAATAAACAATGGATCGTTGGAGTTTGGACATCCACCATTACTATATGTAGGCGCAAACGCATTTGATATAATAGAGGTAAATATATTATATAATGATACGTGGTTTTCACTTTCCATATCTACTCCAGCTGGATCTGTTATATTTGCAACAAATGGAATACTATCTTTGATAGAATAATGTATTTGTAAATCGATAAATCTACAACCTCTAGACAATACATATTTAAGTGTATCTAAACTAATTTTTGAACCATCATATGCTGAATTATATGACGCTTTAATACAATATTCTTTTAATGCCATTGGTTTCCGTTTAGGGTTCATGTTCTCTATTGTAATTTTCAAAGCATTACTGAAAATATCAGCAATCGACTCTGATACCGTAAGACCTTCTAATAATTTACTTTGTTCCTCGTGATTGATTTGTTTCAAAAGGATTGATCGCTCTTTTAATAAATTATATAATACAATGGAAAAAATGATAACTACTATTATAATTAATATTAATCGAAAGACTCCCATATATAATTAGAATACAAAAGTATTCTAATAAAAACAAAATAAAATCATAGTATATACTATTTTAATGGCTGGAGGATTGTTTAATATCGTATCTGTTGGAAATGCTAATGTAATTCTTACGGGCAATCCAACCAAAACATTTTTTCGTTGTGTTTATTCTAAATATACTAACTTCGGATTACAAAAGTTTCGCATTGATTATGACGGGTTAAGAGAACTTCGATTAACTGATTCATCTACCTTTACATTTAAAATACCCAGATATGCCGAATTATTAATGGATACTTATTTGGTTTTATCATTACCTGATATATGGAGTCCAATATATCCACCAGTTCGTCCTGAACAAGATATAGATAATAATACGGGCGGAAAATGGGCGCCGTATGATTTCAAATGGATAAAAAATATTGGTACAAAAATGATTCAAGAAATCACAATTACATGCGGTAATTTGACATTGCAAAAATATTCTGGTGAATATTTAGCAGCAATCGTCGAACGCGATTTTAATACAGAAAAGAAAAACCTGTATAATGCGATGAGCGGAAATGTAGAAGAAATATATAATCCAGCAATATCGCAAGGTAGACAAAATACATATCCAAGCGCATTTTATACAGACAATCCGGCCGGTGCAGAACCATCCATTCGAGGTAGAACATTATATGTCCCTATTAACACGTGGTTTACGTTAGATAGTCGATGTGCATTTCCACTAGTATCTCTACAATATAATGAACTTATTATTACAGTTACTATACGACCGATTCAAGAACTGTTTTGTGTAAGAGATGTATTTGATTCGGTGAATAAGTTCCCATATATCCAGCCCAATTTTACAAAACAAGAGTTTCAAATGTATAGATTTTTACAAACTCCACCCAGTATAAATATATCGCAGTCTGATTATGAAAATAAAAATAGTACATGGAAATCGGATGTTCATCTGATGTCTACTTATTGTTTTTTATCAAAAGAAGAACGAGAACTCTTCGCTTCACAAGAACAAGTATATTTAGTGAAAGATGTTTATGAATATAATTTCGATAATATAACCGGGTCTAAAAAAGTAAAATTATTAAACTCAAATGGTATGATTGCAAATTGGATGTGGTTTTTTAGACGAAACGACGCATATTTAAGAAATGAATGGGATAATTATACGAACTGGCCATACGGAGTACAACCAAATAATATACTTACAGCTCCTCAAACATCCTCCTATCTATCTTGGAATGGACAATATTATGGTCCTGCAAAAAACCCCCCTCTATTAAATGGAAATACTTCTGGGTCAAACACTGGATATTATATTAGTGGAAATTATTCCTCGGATAACCATAAAGATATATTAGAAACTATGGCGGTAGTATTAAATGGTGAATATAGAGAAAATATGTTAACGCGCGGGGTATATGATTATATTGAAAAGTATACGCGAACCCAAGGATTTGCAAAAGAGGGATTATATTGCTATAATTTTTGTTTGAATACTAGTCCTTTTGAATATCAACCTTCCGGTGCAATTAATATGAGTAAATTTAAATCGATTGAATTGGAAATAACTACATATACACCAAGTCTCGCGACAGCCGATTTAAGTAATAATATACAGTATGGATTTATTTGTGATACAAGTGGTAATATTATTGGGGTTCGTAAACAGAATTGGAAATTATTCGATTATACATATAATATGGTTCTATTTGAAGAGAGATATAACGTACTCTCATTTATTGGCGGAAATTGCGGTATGTTATATGCGAGATGATAACATTTAATGTTAACCCTTTCAGGACCACATTTTAAAGTTTATATGTAGGAAACTAACAAAATTGTCAGTTTCCCATCGGTTTGGTCCGGAAAGGGTTAACATTAATATTAATTATAATATTTATTATAATAGTGGCAATTCCGGAGCTCGGCCCGAGCGTAGGAATTGGAAGTTTCTCCGGAGAAACAATGCGAGGAACGAGCATAGGAGTTTCGCAGGATGAAAGACAGTAAGATTATTCTCTAGGAGATGCATAAATTATCTTCGGATAATGTTCTAATATAACTATATATACCTATATTAGAATATGTCCGGAAAAATAGACGATAAGCCATTTAGAAAAGACAATTTATCCAATAATAAATCATCTGTTCAGAATCCCATATCACCAGATAATGATAGTCCAGACAAGTTTATACAAAAAATGAAACGGACTATATCTAAAAAGAAAAATAATTATAAGAATATACCAGAGTTGGATAATATATATGATAAAAATGATTCCGCAAACGAAAATATGAGTAATTTCAAACCGTCATATGCAAATAATCCCCCGCATATATCGACCTCCATAAAATTGGATAAAACAGATAATTTACAAAAGTCCGAAAAGAATATTAATAAAGAAGAATTTACATATATGGATGATGAAGTGTATAAACCAGAATATGAGCTTGATCCACCGGACTCTTCCGGCGGTGCTGGCATAAATAAAATAACGTTAGATGGTATAAAAAATGGAACTATTACAATGGAGGATATTGATAAATTATTACATACTGGACAAATTGTTCAATCACAATATGATTGGCTTTTTGGTCAGTTTCTTAATTTTAAAGGGTTTGATTGGCAAAATACCCCCCCTCCTAAACTGGAAACGAAAAACTGTGGTCCGGATAAAAAAAATTGCGGAGCTGACGCTAAAAACATAATGGAGTATATAAAATATTATTACTCCATCTTTAAATATTATGTAAACCAATATTCGTATGTTCTTAAATATTTTGCCACAATTTTATATAAATCAGTAGACGGCGCATTTGGCAATAATCCTAGTAATAGTACCGCGGATGTAGATATTATCGCACAAATATTACATTTTTTAATAATGGTTCCAATATCATGCTATTATTCGTATAACTGGTTTTATATTACATTTTATCATAACAAACCGAATGATGCTGTATCGAGTGTATATAGAGAAACTATTATTAAAGCTGTAGAACCGGCACCATATATAATACCAACATTACAACCGGCATTATTATTACATACATGGTTTATACAAGAGTTTATAGTAAATACGTGGGACTGGGCTGCCGGTATATTTAGTTTCTTCGGCCTTCGGCAAGTTTCCAATTTTTTTAGACATCCTATGACAATATTATTATGTATGACTGCATTTATTACGTATATGAACTGCATCAAGTCTGGTTATTTTTTGAACTTATTTTTCTCGTTTATTGAATCTAAAAACGTGCCACTTGATAGATATTTATATCCCATTGTATTATTTGATGTAATTTTTGGCATATCGCCAGTTAATTTTATACAAAAGATTTTGAATGTATTCAAAACGTATTTAAGTCCATTTAGTACGTTGATTAAATTTATTATTACCCTTATTTTAACAATATTTTTAATACGATTGGCCGGAATTATACCCATAGTACATTCGTATGTTATGTCAATATTTGCGATAGTTATTTTTCATAGTAGTCATAATCCATTTGAATGTATAAAACAAATTAAAAAATCTATATACACCTATGCAAATCCATGTAGAGATGATACCATTGATAAATCCGTTGCAAGAATATTAAAGTTTATAATTGACAATTTAACACCAATCGTAAGTATCGGTATGTTATGTTACAGTATGTTTTTTGTTTTTACAAAAATGGCGTCCACTTCTGGAAAAATTATTATAGGTCAATTATTAGGGTTCTTCATGTTCATATCTGTATTATGGGTTGCCTATAATTATAAAGCGTCTCTATCGGAAATAGATACTGGTAACTTAATTTTTCCGAACGATATTCTAATTTTTAATGCTACCTCTACGAATATATAACTTATAAAATAGATATAAATGGTTTGTTAAATAACATACAATATATGGGTAAAAATAAAACACCACTTGTTAGTATATGTACACCGAC